TCTGACTTTGCCTAATTCTTGTGCTGATGTACCAGCAACATCTCCATATACCTTAGTTAATCTTACTAGCTCTTGGTCTGCTTGTCTAAATGCATCTGCTGCTGCTTTTCCAAAAGCTGCAAGTGGGACTGTTAATCCTACCGTTAACTGACGACCAGCCCACTGTGTATTTTTACCCCAGTTAATAAGTTGTCCTGCACCCTGCTGGATCACCTTATTCATAATTTGAAGCTCTTGTCTTGCTATTGCAGTTTTGTTCTTTACTTCATCTAGTCCTCTTGGAACATGCACATTAAACTGCATTAAGCCCTGTGAGTTTTTACCTAGTGGTTGTAATACAGCATTTTGTAAAGCAACCTGCTGCTTGGCAAGGTCTCTTATTAATCCGCCTGAAGTCCTAGTATGGGTTTGAAGTGTTTGGAAATACTGATTTAGCTTTAACTTTCCGCCATCTAAGTTTTTTCCAAACCTTTCAACATCTGACTGTAAGCTTACAAAGTGTGTGGAGAATTGACCAGTGCTTCTTAATGTGTCCGAAAAGGACTTATTCATTACAGAAATTTGATTTGCCAACATCTTATTAGAGTTGGCTATTTGCTCCTGGAGTTTAGAGAGTGATGCTGTAACCTTATGCACATCGGCAATAAGATTTGAAAAGTCGGCATTAGCGACTATATTCGTGACTATATTTTCGTCAGCCATTTACTAGTTACTCCCTAGAGTATCCCAATCCTGCTCCGATACCAAACCCTGCTTCTGCTGCAAATGATCCTTGCAAAGAAACAACATCGCTTGAAGATGCACTAATTCCTAGTGCTCTTGCTCTGATATCATCGAAGGTGGTGCCCTCGCTTTTTTCTTTTTCTTCTCCATCTAAGTCAATACCTTGAAGTGATGCTAAAAACTTTCGTTTCTCTTGCTCTCTCTTTTGTATTGCCTTAAAAGTATTTATTAACTCTGGCATTGATAACTGCTCTTCTAGATCTTCGTAATTTTTCCAATGACCTAGAAGAAACAGTTCTCCCTCTAATGCGGCAAGGTCTAGTTCTGACCAGCCAGAACCGCCGCCGCTAGAAGGTTTGGGTCGTCCATCTTAATCCCACCGCATACCTCAAGGATGCGATTGATTGTGGGTACGTCCAGAGCATCTTCTAATGCATCTCTATCTTTTACTAGTTCAGGTAACTGTCTTTCAAGTGCTACTGCACATGCATCAATTAACACTGTAAGTGTTTCATCTTCTGTTTTTGAGTCTGCGGTCTTTTGAATCGCCGCCATAAATTTTCTTAGCTCTTTAATTGTAAGGGGCTTTAGCTTTGCCTTATCCCCGTTTTGTAGTTCAATTTCTTCTACGTCGTATACTGTAGTTGCCAATTTATCCTCCTAGGATCGTCTAAATCATTATACTAAAATACCATTACTAATACAAGCAGAAAACCCCCAAATTAATGGGGGTTTCTGTTTATAATAATATTAAATTATTATGCAGTGACTGTAAGGATACGGTCAATGATCTTTCCATATTCCTGGCCAGCGTATGCTGTATTACCATCTGGAAGCAGACGGAATGTTACTGGGAATGTGGTTGCTGCGTTACGAGCTAGAGAGAACTGTGATTGCTGTACTGAAAGAACACGACGTGCATAATATACACGCTCTGCTGAAACGATCTTGTCGTTTGAGCCTGTTGGTGCCTGTCCAACTGCAATAAGTTGACGCTCTGTTGGAGCAACTCCAAGAGCACCAGCTGCAAGACCTAGAGTCTTTGTTCCTGATGTTGTTGGTGATGCTTGTGAGTAAGCTGAATTTGTTGTTAGTGTATTTGTTGCTGAGATTGGATCAGATGATGTATCTGTTCCGCCCTGTCCGAATACAACAAGAACGTTTTCAAGAGTACCTTCTGACATTTCTGTCATGATCATAACTTCCATAGCAGACTTGAAAAGCTTAGCTGTATCAAGAAGCTGATCTACTGTTACTGAATCAAATGTTGGGTTATATGTAATCTGAAGACCATTGTTGGTATAACCAACGTTACGGTACTTATCAGATGTATCTGCATTCAAAGTTGTGGTGTATGATACACCTGTTGAGAATGCAACACCTGAAGAAGCGCCTGGTTCCATATTTTCTACATAACCTGATTGTGTCGAATCTTTCTCTGAAAGGAACAATGGTGATGCTCCTACGAGAATATTCTTGGCATTATTATATGTTGCCACTTTAACCTCCTATTTTTCTAAAAATAAATATTCAATTTTTTTAAAACTTTTGTTTGGTTGGCTAGACCCTTTCCTCTATGTCCAATTTTAGGCCATCTTAGGTCATAAGGCAAATTTAAACAATTCTGCCGTTTACGTCTGCTATCCTAGAGTACTTTAGCTCTAGGACTACATCTGCTGAAAAGAAACCCTGCAACTCCTCTGATGGAGATGTAGGGGATATATCTGCAATGAATATGCTATGAAACTTAAACTTATTAGACAACCCAGCCCATTTATTTACATCTGCTGCAGACTCGTCCATTCTTCTAAACAAGTCCACCATGAAGTTTCTAAGTGAGTTTATCTCTGACACATCGGTTGAATATATTGTAAATAAAACCTGATCGCATGATATCGCCCACATTTCTTCAAATGACATTCCGATCTTATCATATACTATGTGGGTCTTACCGCTAAGAAATTGATTTAGCTCTGCCGCCTGCTGAACAGGAATTATTGGTACTATCTCTAAACCCACGTTATCGCTATAATAATCTGTATCTACAAATAGCCCCATATACTTTAGCTGATCCCAAAGATACTTTCTTATTTCAAGCATCGCATCCATTTTATATATAATCGTCATAGGGCACCTCCGAATGCTGCGGCAAGGCTTGCGTCTGCCTGTATTTTAATTGAATTTGCTGAAAACTTATATTGAACTGTTTTAATATTAGGTGGCAACTTTAATGCCTTAGTTATTCCAGAATTAAATATTTTTTGAAATCCAGACTTTTTAATTGAGCTATTTACCAACTGTCCAGAAAAGAAAATACTGTATGCCAATCCAAATTGATTTCTTGCACCTGCTCCTCCTGGCCTTTTAACGGTCACTGAGGCTCCTTTAGGCATAAAGACTGTTATACCATTAGTTTCAAATACTAAGCGCTCTGCAGCCCTTGGAGCAATTACTACGGGCATTCCAGCTTCCATGATAGAGGCTTTGTTAGCAAACACGTGCCTGTGCTTTCCTTTACCAGTTGGAACTAAAGATTTTGAAGGCAATAATTCATAATCTAATCTAAAAGAAAGTCCATCTTGAGATATCTTATTTAGCTTAAACAGTCTAGCATTCATATCTCCAGTTCTTTTCCACTCATAAACATGATGTAAAGATTTTGGTTTTACTCTAGCCTGTGCGTCAATATACGCACCAAAATCAGACTGTATCTGGTCAAACATAGTTTTTGCAAATTTATTTTGAAATTGTTTATTTGTTGTTAGCTTAGATATAACTTGAGCTGTGTAATAAACATAGGCAGATATCTGTGCAACATTACTATCCTTTAATGGACCCGCCGCTTGACCAACCATGAGTCTTTCTAGTCCGCTTGCAGCCTGAACCAATACTTTGCTATTGTCCAATTCTCTGGTTCTCCGATCTCTTCATTGCTGAATTATAAGCAATGGCTTTTCCAAAAGGATCAGTTATCGGAGTAGTTCCCATTACCTCAAATACGGTTGGGGTTTCTGACGGAAAATTAATTTCAATCCAAACTACATTTCCATCAGAATCTCTTATGTTAGTAACCTTTTCTCGTGTGGTTATTCTTTCAGCAGTTCTAACTTGAATTATCTGGTCGTTAATATATCTATTATCAAAAATTTGCTTGTCGCTAGATCTTGTTGTTGCAGAGTTACTAACAACACCCTTTGCGTGGCAGTCTACTGTTTTATAATAGTGCCACTCTTTTATAATAGCGCCTGTGTCTTCATTCTGAGTATCAAACTGTCTGTAAACGTCCATCTTCATAGACAGAAAGGCATCTATGAGATTATTCATTTAGATCACTACCATCTGGTTTAAAACATAAGCAGAGAGTATTTGATCAACATAAACATTTCCAGTGCCCTTATATGTATCGCTGCTATACTCAAAGTTCCAGTCAAACGCCTGTAGGCTAGTAATGTATTTGTTTCTCCAGTTTTTATCCTTAGAGAAGTAGTCTCTCATTAGTTCAATACACGCAAGTTCTACCTCGGCTGGAACATACTCCCAGCCATATCTTCCATGAACACGATAAGTGTATCCTTTTATGAACACGCCATTTGTCGTATCATTAATTGATGGCGGAACCATTCCATTTGCAACGTATACTGTGTTGTCAAGCATAGTTGCACGATTTACTCTAATTCCAAAACCAGTCTCTGATATTTTTAAGTCTTGGTTCCAATTATTTATGTTGTTTAAGTAGTCAACAAGCATAACGTCGTTTTGAGTTAGATCGTGCACTTCATGAATTTTATATGGCAATGGAAGAAGGTCTGCTCCAGAACCATATACAACCTGAGTATCATCGTATAGATAAAATTGCTGGCCAGTATAATTTTCAATTGCTCTTCTGGCCCAGCGTTCAGCATCTAAAATTTCATTATACGTTCTATAGTTTGGGTCAGAAGAATCTGATCCTAAGTTTAATGCGTCAACAGCCTGCTCAATATCAACATATGGCGTCACAACATAAAGCTTGTGCTCTTTATAAGCTTCTTGTCCGCCTACGGTATATTCCCATCGTAACTTTAAATTCTTACTTTCTTTTGTAACAATAAGCGGCAGGGTCACCTGATATACGCCTATATCTGTTTCAAGCTTCTCAGCTGTCAATACATAGAGTACTGAGTTTGGTGATATTAAAACGTTTAGAGTAGGGTCTTCTGTGGTGTCATAAACTTTTACTGTTGGCAAAGAGTCTGAGTCTGTTGGCTCACCCTTCCAAAAAACTTTATGCTTTATTGGATTGTTTGTGTTTACTAAGATCTCAGCCATTTATATTATAAAGATTATCCGTAAAATTCCTGTACTTCTTTAGGTGTTGCTAAACGGAAACCATCCTCCTTGTCAAAAATTTCTTGAGCTTGTTCTTCCTTCATTGCTACGAATGGGTGCTCCTTTGTAAAGGTCTGCCCCAAAATATCATATCGGAAATTATCTCTAGTCATTCTGACAAGAACCGTGTCTGCAGTTAAATCCTTCTTAGGATCAAACTTGGTCAATGGCTCATCAGAAATATCTTCCGCCTCTGCTACATCTTTAAGTGTCTTGCTATAAACAGACCAGGTAACTCCTTCGTCTGCCAGTGCTGCAATGATATCACTTTTGCTTTTAATAGTACTTACGTCTACCGCAAAATCTTCTGCTATCTTTTTAAGTTCAGCAACCTTCAATGTCTCAAATGACATATATTCTCCTTTTTCTAGGTAAACTAATTATAGCATTCTTAAATTAAAATGAAAAGCCCCCAAAATTAATTTGGGGGCCTTTCTTGCAGGGTATCCTTAAATTAAATTAAGAAGCTACCTTAACGTTCTTTACAACGACCCAAGCATCAGCCTGTTCGATCTGGACGCCAACACGAGTATACATTGTGTACTCAATTGAGTCCTTACGTGGCCAGAAGAAACGGTAAACAGTTACGTCACGCTTGATACCAATAACTACGTTATTTGGGAATGTCAAGTGGATGTCACCGTGGTTGCCTGTCTCTCCTGAGTAATCGCCATCCTGTGCTTCAGGAAGTAGTGGAACTTCAACAATCGGAATACCGAATGCGAATGGAGCCACATAACCTGCTGGACCACCTAGAGGCTGAACACCTTGACCACGGATTACGCTTGAAGCGATATCTTGTGGGATTGTGTTGTTTGTTCCAATGCTGTTAGCATATAGGAAATCTTGGATTAGGTTTGAACCTGCCAAGAAGCGAAGATCTGCACGACGTTGCTTGTACTTACGTGGAAGAGCCTTAAGTGCGCTGTTAAATACAGCACGGCTTACTGCAGCTCCACCTGCGTCAACAACGTGACCAGATGTCTTAGCCTTCTTTACTACACCATCAAATGCCTTGTAAAGGTTATCTGATGATAGTGATGTATTTCCATTAAGGACTACATCTTCAATGTCATTACCTGCCTGTGTTGCCATCATGCGGGCGATGTGATCTTCTAGATCTGGACCTTCAATATTGTCTTCTAGAGACTCTGTTGAAAGCTCCCAGTCCAAGCGAAGCTTCTTTGTTGTGAGAGAGATCTTTGAGAAAGTTACTGCTGAGTTAGCCCCAGTGTCGTCACCTTCTGTTGCAAGCTTCATAAGCTTTTCGCCTACTGACATGCGATCAATTTCTGTTGTGTCTGACTTCATACGGACAGTGCGGGCGACCTTACCGATAACGGTAGCGTCGAACATGTAGTCCAGGAAGCGAGCAGACTGTTCTGGGTTTAGCAGACCACCAGTTTCGGTAGCACCGACGTGTACACCAGTTCCTGAAAGGGAACCACCGTTCATGCCAGCTGTTGCTGTTGTGCCAGATGCGATTGTTTTTTCTAACAATTCATTGCTCATTATATTATTTCACCTACCTTAGTTAGTTGATTAAATCTTTTACGGAGCCGAGGAAAGAACCGCCCCATGTTGATTTTTGGATTTTTACTTCCTGTGACCCGCCAAGGTCAGAGGACTTCTTAATTGCAGTCTCGGATTCTACTGCATCGACACGCTTTTCTACGCCATCAATCGTGTTCTTGATTTGATTAACTGCTGCGCTAAGCGCAGTATGTTGTTCTGCCAACTCTGAAATTCTTGTATCAACGCTCTTGCTGAATACTTCAACTGTTTCTTTAATAGCTGAAACTTGTACAGCATTTGCTTCTGATGCCTTGTTTAGAGTATCTGAGAAAAAGCCTTTTAGATCGCCTAGCATCTTTGCAAAATCAGGTTCATCAACCTCAACTTCTGATACATCGGCTGCTTTTTCCAGAGTTTCGGCAGGAGCGTCTGCTACTGCATCTGCTGCAGGAGCTTCTTCGACAACTGCTGGTGCTTCTTCAGCAACAACTGGAGTCTCTTCAACAACTGTAGTCTCTTCGACTACTGTGTTTTCTGTATTTTCTGACACTTCATTACCTCCTTCTGCGTTTGCCTGTTTTGCAATTGTTTGTGTATCAGGCAACGGTAATCTTGACTTCTTGAATGAAGCAAGAATCTTATCTATTTCTTTTGACTTGTTAACATCTGTTGATTCCACCCAGCCAATTAAGGTTGCTGGTAATCCAGAAACTGGTGAATCAAATGTCTTCTCTGTTGACATAAAAACTGAATCGCTTTGTTCACAATAAAAAATATTTTCTGCAACTACATCCGCTGCCATTCCTTTAAAAATTAGTTGCCCATTCATTTTAGAAATAGATAGAACGTTACATAGTTCGTTTGCAGGAGAATCAACAATTGAAAGTTCAACTAAATCATAAGACTTGATGAATCTAACTGTTTGTCCTGTTGACTTATTTACTTCATTATCTGACTCTGTAATTTTTCCGCCGATTGAAAATCCTGTTAGTGTTCCGTCTAGACATTTTTCCCATGTATCATTTGCGCCTTTTGATACATAAACGTCGACATAGATTCCATTGTAGAATGCACCAGACTTTGGATCATAGAATGTTTCTGGTCTAAATGAAAGCATCTTGCCTACTGCAAGTGGTGTGTGCATTTCACGAATGTTTCCACGGAAACTTTCAAATGCTTTTAAGCTTGCTTCTGATGTAACTACATCATTTGTCTGGTCAATGTTATCAAGTGTTGCAAAACCAGAAACTGTTCTCTTCTCACGATTTACTTTTGTGAAAGGAACTGTAAGGCTTATGTTTTCTCCATTGGACGACCAATGTGACTTTTCAATGTTCATATGGTTAATTTTATCTATTTGTAGATAAAAAGGCAAATAACTAGTTGAGCAGTACTACTCTACTGTTCTGCCATCCCCCTTAGCATTGCGGCCTTCTCCAGAATTATCGGGAGAATTACTTTGTCTTTCTTGTGATCTGGCTCTAGTATTTCCAGCCTGAGATCTAGCTTCCGCCGCTGCTTGGGGTTTTAATTCAATAACATCGTCTCCTCCGTCTAGAGGAATCATGCCTTTTCGAATACGAACTTCATTAGGGGTAATTACCTGCATACGCAAATATCTCTCATCAATTTTAGACTGAGTATCTTCGTCTGTAAGCGTTAATTCATTAAATTTAAGAGAAAGAGCATCTGTCTTTTCTGCAAATATTTGATTTAATCTTTTCTCTAATATCATCTGAGCTGGTCTACAAACCTGCTCTTTAAATGTCTTGTCTGCATCACGAGCATTTGCAAGGGATACTCCTTCTGGGACACCGATCTTATTAATAGGGACTCTGTGAGCCAGTAGGATTTCGTCTCTATTAGCCTGACGATATTTATTAAATGATGACTCTTGGGTTCCCGCCTCAATAGGCTCCATCTTAAATTCAACCTTTGAGTCTGGTGTATCTGCTGGAAGTGGAACATAAAGGGATCTATGGTTTTTGCCCTTTAGTCCAACCTGGAAAAATTCAAGCAGTTTTCTTTCTGAGTCTGGTGAAAGCTTTGCGCCCTTTACCGTAATAATATAACGAGGTACCGCTTTATTTTCAAAGTAGTCTAGGTTATAACGACCAGCAAATTCATTTCCAGCCAATGCATTCTGTGCAGCAATAATATCTGGAATGCCATAATAGTTATTCA